CGTCATAAAACTCCGGTAAGAATCAAAGGCATTGAGATATTTATCCGTGATTCAAAAAAACTTTTAGGAATGAACAAGGCGAGAAACGACGACAATGATTGACAATATTTGATAAACTAAAAAACTAGTTTAGCCGTCCGACCCGGATGGAGTTCAACAGTCTCCGGAAGATGATAACCGGGTGGGTGTCGGACTACCTCGTCCGCGGCGGCCAGAGTGAACATCCTGAAAATACCGAAGCGGCGGCTTTAACCGAGCGCCAGGATGCTAATATTGCGATCGCTATACAGCGTAAATCTCAAGCCCTCGCCTGGTTGCCGGTGACCGTTCAGGATGTTATTATTGAAGACGGTCATCGCTCTTACGAAGACAATCTCGATCATCCGGCCCTTGATATAATTCAAAACCCGAATCCCTGGATTACTAAAGCCGAGTTGATGGTCCATTTCTCGGCGTCGCTTGATCTAACGGGCAACGCTTTTTGTCAGATCGAAAAATTGGGCGATAATATTAACCTCTGGCCGATTCAAACTTATCGGGTTAATGTCAAGCATACCAAAGACCAAAAAGAGATCACGGAATATGTCGTCGATGAAAACAAAGAAACCGAGTATCATTTAAAGCCCGAGGAAGTTCTACATATTCGGTATTATAATATCAATAATCCGCTATATGGTTTGTCGAATATTCAGCCGATTGAGCGGCAGATATTGATGGACTATTATTTAGAGATGTATAATAAAATCTATTTCAAACAGGGTTGCTCGGTATCTATGATCTACGCTCCCGGGGCGGGTATGCAGTTTACGCGAGAACAGGCCGAACAACTAATCGAGGCTTTCAATAAAAGTCATGGCGGGTATAAGAAGGCTCATAAGATTTTCGTTCCGCAATACGGTGGTGAATTGAAAGAAGGTGCTCAGTCGCATAAAGATATTCAGTTTGAAGTTCTCTTGAAACGTAACCGGGAAAAGATATTCGGGGTTTTAGGCATACCGCCCTCGGTGGCCGGTATTTACGAATACGCCAATTATGCGAATGCGAAGATTCAAGAGGAAACCTTCTGGCGGCACACACTTATCCCGCAGCTTAATATTATCAAGGACGCTTTAAACCGGCAGATTTTAAAGCGCTTTTATCCCGAAGAGGATATCGTTTATAAATTTGATTTATCCAGCGTGGAGGCATTGCAGGCCGACCGGCTCAAGGAAGCCCAGAGACTGGCTATCCTGGGTCGGCATTATATGCCTATTAACCGGGTATTGGAGTCGCTCGGTCAAGACCCGCTCGATTACGAATGGGCGGAATTGCCGGCGGCTTTTGCATTAAACGAATATAGGGGTTTTCAAAACGAGGTGGTTGGAAACCTTGAGGCTGGCGCGACGGGCCAAGCCGGGTTCGCCTTACCGGGGCGGTCCGTCAAAGCCGCCAAATATCAGCGCTGGAAACGATACGATGATTTTCTGTCCGCTAAAGAGCGCCGATATAAAAAGATCATCCAGGGTTATTTTAAAGGTCAATCGGAGCGGCTTATCGATGCTATCGCTAAAGCGACTGCGAAAGGATTGTGGATGCGCGATTGGTATTATAAGCTGCAAATCAAAGAGGATACGCCGGACCCGAAATATATCAGCTCGATATTCGATAAAGATATTGAAAACGCTTATCTGGTGGCTGAGATCGAATCTTATCTTAAAGATGTAATCTTGGATTCCGGCGATCGAGTCTTTGGGCAATACAACGTCGATCTTATTTTTAATGTCAACAGTCCGGAGGTCGATGGTGTTTTGACCCAGCTCGTTAATCGCAGTGAGAAAATCAACAATACAACCTTCAATGGTATTCGAAATATATTGATCGAAGGCTACGAAAATCAGTGGTCGCTTGGTCAGCTTGAAAAAGAAATCAGGGAAACCTTTACACAATTCAGCCGGGTTCGGTCGGTCCGTATCGCCCGAACCGAAATGCTTACGGCTGTCAATGGAGGAACGCAAATTGGCTATCAGCAGGCCGGTGTAGAAAAAAAAGAATGGCTGGCGTCTTTAGATATATCGACGCGGGATAGTCATTTCGATCTTGACGGTGAGGTTGTCCGGGTAGATCAACCGTTTACCCGGGGCACTTGGCCGATGATGTATCCCGGCGATCCGTCGGCGCCACCCGAGGAAGTAATAAATTGCAGATGTACGACAATTGCGAACTTTGATGACTAAGCAAGGCGAGGAAGGAAAGACGATATGAAAAAGCGTCTTTTGATTGCATTATGGTTTATTTTGCTGGCGGCGGTATTGATTGTAACCTACATACCGCCGGAAAACCCGACCGCGGCCGAAAAACCGAAAGGCCAGAAAATGTCCGGTTCGGCGCGATTCACTCATGAGATCGGACTTGACGCATCGGCTAAACAGGCCGAAACGACAACCGCACAATGGCGATTCCCCGGCCTTGACGATTACAGCACGGTCTTTATTCGGATCGGTGCCCGGCTTTATGAATGCGACAGCGCGGGGGTTGGGGGGTCGGATAGCCTGATCGATACCGTTGACGATTCGATTAAAGTTATGGCTTATACCGGTTCGGAATCGGGTTATTTCGATGATTCCGATGCGGCTCCGTTTTGGACGGCAACATTCGCTATCGTTGATTCGGATTTGACAATTTTAGAGCTACCGGATTTTGACGATTCCGGATTTATCGCCGACTGGTTACAATGGTCAGTGGTTACGCTTGTCGACGACTCGGCTTCCAATCAATCCGATTCAACGGTTACCTACGAAGTTTATATCGAGCAATTCGCAAGGTGACGGCCGATTATGCGTAAGTTTAGAACCGGTGAAAACATAAAGACGGCTGAGCCGAAATCAAAAGAATTCATTCTGACGATTTCCGGCTATGCCTCGACTAACGCCGTCGATTCCTATGATGAGATTGTTAAGCCGTCGGCATTCGGCGATACGATGACCTCGTTTATGGAATTCCCGGTTTTACTGGTTAATCATCTCTGGTTTGACAAACCGGTTGGTAAGGTCATTGACTATAAGATCGATCAAAAAGGTTTATGGATCGAGGCCGGTATAGCCGATACTATCGAGGGCCGTGATGTCAAGACATTAGTCGAGTCCGATATCCTAAAAGCCTTTTCAATCGGTTATTCGGTGCCGGAGGGCGGTTACGTTGAAAATGAAGAGGACGAGCCGAACGAAATTGAAGTCCTCGACCTCTGGGAGATATCGATTGTCAATGTCCCGGCGAACCGGGAAGCTTTAGTCGAGGCGATCAAAAAGAAAGATATCAAACTTAAATCGTTATCCCTTGAAGGCGGAGGGAAAACCAAAAGGAGCAAAACTATGTCCACAATTGACCCTGAGAAAATGCAGGAGCAAATCAAGGGACTTGAAGCCGAGCTCGCAACCGCCAAGAAGGGAAACGAGGAAGCTCAGGTTACCTTATCCGATATCAAGGATAAAATCGGCGATCTGATGGTCTTTAAAAAGGCCGTCGAAGATATTCCGAAGGGTATCCCGGAAACCGAAGTCGACGAGCGGATTGACCGCATCAAAAACGATTTCCTCGCCGAAATGAACGAAGTTAACGACCGCATCAAGGACATCAAGCAGACCAAGTTGCCGCATGGCCCGATGTCCGAGATTCCCTATGATTACAAATCGTTGATGATGAAACCGGATGATCACCTGAAGGCGGTTTTGAACGAAGACGCTTATTGTAAGGTGGCTCGGCTGCGGAAAATGAATGATGATGTTATTCTTGCCACCTGTCTGCTACGGGCGTCATCGGGCGCGAAAGATGGGCTGGACGATCCTCGCTATGGTAAATTCCACACCAAGCCGTGGGCCGAAAACGTCAAATCGTTAAAGCTCTGGGAGGAATTCAATGAATTCGCCAAGGCCATGTATTCGACTTATTCCGGTTACGGCGACGAATTCGTCCCGACGGTTTTATCGTCCGAGCTGTTCGAGCATACCAAACTGGCTTACCGGGCGGCGCAAGTATTTACCGACTTCGATATGTGGTCAAATCCCTGCACTATCCCGGCCGACGGTTCCGATACTATTGCCGTTATTGCGTCGGAGCAGACCAGCGTTATCACAGCCTTAGCCGACTCAACCGAACAAACCCCGCCGACCGCGAAATATACCTTTACCGCCGAGAAGCTCCGGGCTCGTTATCAGGTAGCTACCGAATTAGTCGAAGATTCGGCGATTGCCATTATTCCGTTTGCCCGGAACAAGATCGTCCGATCAATGTCTCGCGCGGTCGATCAGGCAATTCTTAACGGACAGGAAACGGCCGATATCGATACCGGTGCCAGTATAGGTTCGACTGACGCCAGAAAACTGGTCGATGGTCTGCGCTATGCTGCCGAACAGCATACGACTTCGGCGCGGATCGATATGTCGACGTTTAGCGAAGATACTTTACGCGATGTCCGGGCCGGAATGGTTGCCGGAACGGCCGGTGATCCCTACGGCGTTTATCCCGAAGAGCTGGTTATCTTCTGTTCGGCAAAATGCTATTTAAAGCATTTCCTGAAAGACCTGGATTCGGTTTTGACTCTTGATAAGTATGGTCCGAATGCGGTTGTTTTGACGGGTGAACTTATGCGGTTTGATAATATTCCGATTATCCCGCATCCGCTTGTTGCCGATAATCTTGACGCTAATGGCGTTCAGAGCGGCTCCAGCGATATCCGAACCGTCCTGATTATGGTCCATACGCCGTCGTTCAGGATCGGATACCGGCGTCGAATCGAAGTGCTAACCCACTTCAATCCGTTCTATGACGTGACTTCGCTGATCGCGTTTCTACGGATGGATTTCCAGCCGATGGCGACGACCTCGAGCAATCATGTCGTCAACACCGGCTATAATATTAGTACTTGATAATCGGGGAGATTAATTTCTCCCCTTTTATCGGAAAGGTTTTTTGTGAAAGTAAAATGTAAAAAATTCCCCGGCGGTAAATATAACGGACCGGTTAGTTTCCTGCCGGGGGATATCAAGGAAGTCTCGGACGCCGAAGCCAAACGGCTTACGACAACCTGGCCGAAATATTTTGAAATTGTCGGCGGTAGTGAAAAAGCTAAGGGTAAACCGGCAAAAAATAAGGCGATGAAAAGCCCGAGGAAAAATAAGTAATGAGCCTGATAGATAGCGCGATTATTGAACTCGCCGATCTCGAGCGGCCTCTAAACGTGGATTCGACTAAGGATAATTTCCCAGAGGAATTTCTTGAAAACCTGATTAACAGCGTAACCGAATTTATCGAAAAGGAAACGAATAATAAGTTTATAACCGGTTCCGATACTTACGAATTTGAGGGTAACGGTCAGACAAAAAAGCGAATGCGCTATGCTCCGATTGTCGGCAATATCGACGTGACGAATATCTCTTATTGGGACAAAACGCAATGGACGGCCCTCGATTCGGCCTATACGATCAGTAATGATAATAAATGGGATAAGGGCATTCTGGAATTTACGAACGGTTACAGGTTTTCCGAATCGTTAAAATGGAAAGTCGTTTATTCCTACGGCTATGCTCGGCAATCAATTCCCTGGGATTTAAAAGCCGCCTGTATTGGATTAGTCGGCTTGCGGTTTAAACTATTCAATAATGATAAACTTGGAATATCTACATGGTCCCGGTCGGATCAAGCTTTTGTTTATGAGTTCAATAAGATGCCGGAATGGATTCGATTGACATTGAATCAATATAAGCGATTTGTGGGGGATTGATGGAAATATCGGTTACATTCGCGGGCCAGAAACAGAAGTCGATTAAGCTGGAACGGTTTGTCGGCGGTCTGCCTAAGAATATGACTGCCGGATTGACTAAGATAGGCGCCTATGCGACGGCGGCGGTTAAGGCAAAATTGAAGCCGAGTAATCCCCTGAAACTAAAAAAGTCGCCGCATAAAGACCTGCGAAGTCGGACCGGTATGCTCCGGCGATCAATAAATTATCGAATAGTCAATCACGGTAAAGGAATGATTGTCGGACCGAATATTGTCTATGCTCGAATACATGAATTCGGTGGGAAGGCCGGGCGTGGTCGGAAGGTCAAGATTCCCAAACGCGCTTATTTCTGGCCGACAATAAAAGGCAAATGGAAAGAACTGATAAAACTATTTTCGGATACAATCTTTAAACCGATAAGGCGATGAGCGTTAAAAACACCATACTCGAAAACCTCGTAACCGCCTTTAAGGGTATTAAGCAAAGCGCGGGTTGTAACCATACGGCTCAGACGGTCCAGCGATCGACTGTTCCGTTCGATACGATTCAGCAGAAAAAGCCCGCGATTGCCATTCTTGAGGGTTCGGAAGAGATTCAAGTCGAGGGGCCGACGAATCTTCGAAACCAGACGCAACTATTCATTGAGGCGACTATTGATAAGGATGCCGATCTTGAGCAGGAAGTTACCGAGCTGGGTGACGATATCCGAAAAATCTCATATTCCCCGCCGAGCCTCGGGGATAATGCGCTCGATTTCTATCTGACCGGTCAGGAAAGCCTTTATCTTGAGCAGTCGGTCAATGATGCCGTGATCGTCATGGGCGCAAATCTTATATGGTATGACGCTAAATCGACCGCCGATTCAACGGGCACGGATATCTACGGAACGCCCGACGTATTCAAGACCTGCAAAGACGCTATTGTCGGGCACTTAAATAATCTGGTTACAACGATGTCTAATGATAGTTATGCCCCGGCATTGAATTATGTCTATGACAGCCATGCTAAAGCGGCTCTGAAACTAAATGCTATTTCGGTCGAGCTGGGTGACGCCGCCCGAGGAGATACCGGATCCCAGTCGGCCGCCGAATTAGCTCACTGGTTAATGCAGTTTATACTTCGTATCCACGTTAATTATGCCGGCCGATATTTGAATCCGACGCTGGTGGAAAACCTTTTTAATTCGGTCGAATCAAAATTGAACGAAAATTATATCCTTGCGAGCGGCTATCGCTTGAAGGATTTTACGATAGATTCAGTCCGGGAGGAATTCTCGGAATCGGCCACAGTCGGCGGCCAGGCGACTATAAAAGTCTTTCACTCGCAACGTTACGAGCAGGTATGAGCGAACAAGCAGGCATATTCGCATTGACGATAATCGTCGGGGCTTTCGCGCTTCTAATGGTCGGGCTTTTGTTTTTTTTGATAAATATAGCGATATCGAAAGGAAATAAATATGAAAATCAAAGCAGTTACCAAAATTCCGGAACGTTGGAAGTTGATGCATGTAACCAATGAGGAATTCCGGGCGTTGCGTGCTAATGCGGAAGTCGATGTCCCGGATAAAACGGCTAATTATTTGATCGAATTGGGGTTTTGTGAACCGGTAGGCAAGGCCAAAGGTGAGGCAATTCCACCACCTCCGCCGAAGCCACCCCCATTACGCAAAGTTACAGAAGGCAAGAAAGGAGGTGACGACTAATGGCTCTTCCAGTATTAAACGTCGCCGATGCCAAAATCGGTTTATTGAAATCCGGTTCTCCGGCGGTGCCGTTTCAAGGAACGTGGGGTACGGCCGAAGTCGACGGCGACGATGCCCTCGAGTTATCCGGTATAGTCGAAGAGATCGATCCTGATTATACCAAAAATGCCGGCGACGCAGCGTTGACCGGAACTCGGAATGACGATAAAGTCAATCACCATACGACTACATATTATTCGGCACCGGCGTTTGAATATAAGAGCCGGGAGCATATCGGCGTATTGAAAGACGAAATCCATGTCTTTGCGGCCATGCATCTTCAGAATGTCGATTCGGAGGGCGTTTCAACACCTCATTTGAAGACCATGACGCCGCACGATACCGGGCCGGACCATACCGTCAATGCGGGCTATATAGGATCATTCGTATTCCGCAAGCCGACGGTGGCCAGCTCTTATAAAATTGCGGATGTTATCTGCGCGGAGAAGCTCGGGTTTTCGATTGATCCGGGCGGCTATCTTCAAATGTCCGCTACCTGTCGTGGTCGGGGGGCCATTGCTCGCAGTAGCAACCCTTCCGGGACATGGGCGCGAGCGGCTCAACTCGAAGCGGCAACGGCTTCGGATTTGTTTCATTTCGGCAGAATAAATATGACCGTTGATTATGCGGGCTCGGATAACGCAGTCACGGTTGTCGGCAATACTTCGTGGGAAACCACTCGGGCCATGGTCAAGGTCGGCCATGATGGAACCGGTAAATTTCAGAATTGGGGTTATGGTAAATTCGGCGGGATATTCTCGACTATCCTTAATTACGATGCCCATACGCTGGCTATCCAGGCCGAGATCGATGATAACGATGATGCCCTGATTGAATTCATTATCGGTTGGGACGGCGGTGGTGTCGCGGCTACAATGCCGGATGGAACCGAGGACGGCGATTTAAAGTGGGTTTTGAATGTTCACGTAAACGAGGCGAAAGATATCGCGGGCGAAAACGGTATTGCCGCCTGTCAGATATCGGGAATGATTGTCGGCGACAAAGTCAATTCGATCGAACCTTATACGCTGACGATCGCCGACGCCCAGGATGCGGGGTATTAAATGGAAACAATCTATTGCCAAGATATAGGCGATGGAATTTATCAAGTATTTTTTACTAAAGATTTGCTTGATAAATTAACCGGTCGCACTTTCAAAATTAAAGATTTGAAAGAAAAACGAAAGCAGGCCGGAGTTATTGAATGTGATATAGAAATAGAGGAAATTAAATGATCAAAACAATTGATCCGAATCGGGAATACGATGTTCTTGTCGAGGGAAAGGATATTGAGCCTTTCCATGCGAGGATCAAACCGGCTACGGTCGGTGATTTTAATAGGCTTCAAAATGCTCGTATGCAGTGGCTATCCGGTAAAGACGAATTCTATGATGAGATTGTCGAACTCACCAAGAAATATACGACCTGGCTCGAGGGCGATCTGGATATCGAGGCCACGATTTCGAACAACGGCAGCCAGCGTATGGTCTACGGACAGCTTGTAATGCTTTCGGTGGAGATAACGAATCTGTCCTATGTCGGAGAAGCCGAACAAAAAAACTGAAATTGCTCGTGCAATTCGGAGCTTATCTCGCCAAGACTAAAACCCGGCGCTTCGATTGCGCGAGCTGTAAAGGTAAAAATTGGAAATGCCTTTTATTGAATCAGGAGATCGAAGTGGAAGGGCAGCCGATTACAATAGACAACTGGCAAGAAATATTCAGCATTGCATCCGATAAATATGGCCATGATAATATGCTGGCTCTCGATATAATGCTGAATTTTTCTATCTGCCCGATTCCTTTTTTTACGCAATTCTCCGTCGAAGCCTTAAAAGCTTATCAGCGATTAAACGGCCTGGGTAACATTGATTATTATAAACTTCAGGAATATCCGAATCTATATGTCGAGGCGGTTGATCATATAAACGCCGCCCGGGAAATGGCAGTAAAGCATTATGGCAACCAGCCGTGAGAAATTACAGCTTGAAGTGAACGCCCGGGACCGGGCATCGTCGACACTTAAAAAAGTGGCCGGCTCGGTGGCCGGTATCGCTACCGCTTATATTGGTTTGAGAGAAGCGATTGATTTAGCGACCGAATCGTTTACCATTTTCGCCGACTATGAAGCGAATTTAAAATCGCTCGAGAAAGTTGTCGGAACGACGGGCCGTTCGATGGTCGATGTTTACGCCGCAATGGAATCTCAAGTCGGCGGCCTGGCTTCGAAGGCATCGATCGCTTCCGGATTTCTCAAGGGAATGACAACGACTTTAACCGTCGAGCAAATCAATAATCTGACCTCGGCCATGCGTAACGCGACTATCGCAATGGGCGAATCTTTCGAAGAACAATTTCCGCTTATCATTAAAGCGATTAAGCAATTAAACCCGGCCATTCTGGACAATATCGGTGTCACGGTTCGACTGGATCAGGTTAATAAAAAGATCACCGAGGGATTTTACGGCGCCGGGACCGCCATTAACGAAGTTACCCAGCAGCACGCTATCTATACCGAGATAATGCGGCAGACGGCGCAATTCCAGGGGCTGGAAGCCGAGTTGATGGATACGACGAAGGGGAAAATTCAAGCGCTCAAAGTAGCCTGGACTGATCTGCAAATTACGATCGGTAAATTTGTTGCCGGGCCGACAATGGAATTACTGGCGGCGGGGGAAAGTATAGTCAGATATTTCGGCGAAGGTATACCGCTGGCAATCGATATGACAATAATTCATCTTGACAAATTCATCTCCGATATCAAAGAAGTTTATTACAGTATTCAATCGCAATTAATGGGTGGCCTTTCCAAATTATATGAATTGGGAGGCAAGGATTATATAGCTGTGGGCATGAAGGCCCTGGCCGAAAGTGCCGAAGCCGCCGCTGAAAATATTGATAAAATATCGGGTACGCAATTCGAACTTAATTTACAGGCGATGGCTGATAAATATCTCGAATTCGTAACCGGGGTTAAAGTTAATACGCCGCCCGCTGGATTTTTACCGACGACGGACGAGGCCATAACTCAAATTAATGAGTATTTTGAAACTATCAAAGGTCCATATCTTGATGGGCTGGCCATCATAAACGAGGAAGAACGAACCGGCAGGCAGGAACATTTTGTCAGTCTTTACGAGCTTGAGCAAGATGAATCGGACAAAAGGTTCGATGTATTGAATACCGGTCTTCAAAAAAGATTAACGGCTTATGACGAAAATGTTAAACAGCGACAGCAAGCCGAAGCCCAGTTTGATTCCTTTTTTATGAGTAAAACCCAACAGATGACCGGCGGTTTTGTCGATCTGGCTTTCGGTATGCGAACCGATTTTCAAATGGTGCTGAAAGGCATGGCCGCCGATGTCGTTAAGTTTTTATTAAATCAAATTCTTTTGGATGCCGCCGGGTTCTTTGCTGGTGGCGGGCCGTTTCTATCATTATTTAAATGGTTTGATGTTTCGGCAAACGACCGAATGTTAATGAACGAAGGGCGTCGGGCGGCAATGTTTTTCCGGGAAGGTATGGAGGACGGCCTTTCCGGTATCGACACTCAGATAATTTCTAATATATCGTCCGGCGCCCAGGTAAATAGCCGCGCCCTGGAAAAACAAATTTTTACAGGTGAATCTTTGCTTGTAAGGCAGGAAGGTAATTTAACAGGTCAGCCCGATGTCAGATTCAATTAAATTATATACGATGCTAAACATGGAAGATGCGGTTGTTGATAGCGCAACTTCCGAGGCAACTGGATTTCCGAAAGAAAATATAATTGATAACAATCCCGATCAATGGTGGAAGCCGACTTCTGCGGCAACCCAGACAATTGATATTGATTTACAGGAAGCAAAGACCGTTGATTATATAGTATTATTTGTCCATAATTATAAAAGCTTGGCGACCAGTGTAACAATTATGGCAAAATATTCCAGCGATGATTCAACTTATAATAATGCTTTTTCATCACCGGTTAGCATACATTCACAGGTCAAAGGGCCGATTAGATTGAAGGAAATTACCGAAACATCTGATCCTTACCGATATTGGCGCTTTGAAATTACAATCGGCTCGACCGTGCCGGAAATATCTTTATTGGCCTGTTGCCAAGAATTCGACATCGGTCAATTTAATGAATGGCCGGAAAACGATCTTGACAATCCTCATATACTTACTATTCCAGGCGGCTCGGGTTATAAGCACCATATTAGAAAACGCCGAAATTCGAGCAAAATATTTATACGAGAATTTTTAATTTCCGGCAATACAAATTATAATGCTCTTCGAGATGCTTGGATCGATTCCGGCAATGGTACAATGCCCTTAGTTTATCAGCCGGGCGATAGTTATTTCGATGCTTATTTGGTTCAATTCGACGGTTCGCCTTTTCCGAAAAACGAATCCAATCATCTTATTTATAAGCCGAAGATTGTATTAGAGCAATTACCATTTTTAGACGATGGGGATAGTTATTAATGCGGACGCTGCCGACTAAATATGAGGAAGCCTATCAGCGATCGGGTATGCTCTGCCGAACC